CCGCAGCGGCGGTCCACGAGGTATTACTTCCGTCGGTCGTGAGTACCTTACCAGAGTTAGCGGTCTGCGACGGTAGCAGGGCGTTAATGGCGTCGTTCGCAGTGCCTTGGCCAGTACCACCCCGGGCGATAGCCAGCGTGCCGGTGGCGGCGTTGGAGACGTTAAGCGCAGTGGCGTTGGCGATGTTTACGGAGGTTGGCGTACCCAGTATGGGCGTCACCAACGTCGGCGAGGTGCTGAGAACAACGTCGCCGGAGCCAGTGGCGGTCGTAGCGCCTGTACCACCCCGAGCGACAGCCAGCGTGCCGGTGGCGGCATTGGAGACGTTGAGGGCGGTGGCGTTCGTCAGGTCCGCCGCAGACGGCGTGCCGAGGTTAGGCGTCGTGAGCGTCGGCGAGGTGCTGAGGACGACGCTCCCGGAGCCAGTGGCGGTCGTGACACCCGTACCGCCGTTAGCGACGGCCAACGTGCCCCCGAGTGTAATAGTCCCGGACGTGGTGACCGGGCCCCCGGTAGTCGTCAACCCGGTCGTACCACCCGACACATTGACGGACGTCACCGATCCAGACGCACTGACGGCAGCCCACGACGTGACCCCGTTGCCGTCTGTCTGGAGGTAGTAGCCGCCGGTGCCGCCGCTGGTCGGCAGGGTAAAGGTCCAAGTCCCGGCGGCGGCAGCGCCCTGCACCGTGACGACACCACTGGTGCTGCCAGCGAATGTGAGCTGGCCGAGTGCGGACCCCGCTGTGCCTAGGTCCAACGAGAGTGCGGAAACCGCGCGTCCGGCAGTTAGCGAACTGACCGGCGTCTTAACGGTCGCTCCGCCTTGGACAATAGGCAGGACTTCGGTCCCCGCGAGGGGGGTAGTGGCCGAAGTCAGTCCAGAGATAGGTTTATCGACCATTCACGGTGTCCTATGCACGAACGGAAGGGGCCGTTCGTAACCGCCAACAGCCCCGACGCAGGTTGTTAGCAACCCTTGGTCATGCCACCCTTGGCCATCTTGACCTGCATGCCTTTGGTCTTGCCCTTTCTAACAGCAGGGCCGTCGGCGGTCGAGCGGTACATACCGCCCTTGGCCATACCCTTGCCCTTACCCTTGGCCATGCCCTTCATCTCGGACTGCTCATGCTTGAGCATACCCTTGGGGGCGCCCTTGGCCTTCATGAAGGCCACTTCACGCTTCATCATCTTCTTCGACTCGGCCATAACGCCCTCCTATCGCATCTTACCACGGGTTTTACCCCGTTGAGCGCAGCCATCTGCGCGTTTGGAAGCGGAACCAACAGACCCGCCTTTGGCGTACTTCTTCACACCGCCGCCTTTTTCCATATCCATCGGGATCAGGCCGCCGAGACCACCGAGAACCTCGTTCATTTTGGCCATATCAGCCTCCCTTTACCGCTGCGACAAGGGCGGTGATCCACCCTTTGAACCCGAGGATAAGGATGCCCGCAGTCAGAGAGATCGCTGCGATGAACCCCACGCCGTGCTTCTTCAAGTCCAGCAGGCCCTGAACGTCGCGCTTGAGGTCCGCAACGTCGTTCTTCATCGCCGTAATCTCACCCATCCGCTCAAGCATAGTGTCGTGCTTCGCGGCTTGGTCGCGGATCGCCTCTCGCATCTCATTTCGGAAGGCTTCAAGTTCCATGTCAGCACTTCCACGCGCGGAGGCTTTTATTGATCCGACTGTTCGGGTCATTGGCGGTCTTCTCGCTAGTCAGCTTCTTTTTCATACCCGTCATACGGGCACAGAATGACTTTTTACGCGGGCCGCCCTCAGGTTGCGGGGCCTTAAGCCCCGGCTTGCCCGGGTTAGCCTTGTTGTAGGACGCACGGCCTTTGGCGTTCAGGCCCCCGGAAGCGGCCTTACCTTCTTTGCGCTGCCACGCCGGGGACTTGGCCATCAGACAAAGCGCCCCTTTGTCTTGCCTTTGGTGGCGCAGCCGTCAGCGCGGCTCGAAGCGGAGCCGCCCTTGGCCATCTTGGTAAGCGGCTTACCCTTGTGCATGGCGCGCTCGTGCTTGTGCACGGCAGCGGACGCAGCTTTATCCATCACGCATCCTCCGGTTTGGCGATCATCGGATAGAGAACTTCCGCCCCGAAATCGCCCATGTACTCTTGCACACCCATGTGCCCGAGCTTGATGGTGGGATCGACCCACACCTCAAAGCCGTGCTCCCGGGCACGGTCACAGAAGAGGTAGTCCTCGCCCATGTACCCCTCGTCCGTGAGCTTGAAGTCGAACACAGCGCTCAGGGTCCGGTCCGTGCGCTGGTCGTAGTAGCTCCACTCGGGGTGGGCGTCGACGAGCGTGGTGAAAACCTCGCGCCGCACCATCATGAAGGCCGTGGCCAGCCTGCGAGCGCGTACGAGCCCCATGCTGTTCATGGTCAGCTGACTATCGTCGTCGTAATCGAGGGACGCGATGTAGACCTTGTTGTCGCTGCGGGTGCGCGGAACACCCCCGACGATGCCCTTCTTGGGATCGGACGTCCACGCCATGAGACGGTAGACGTCCTCCGGCTCGAAGTTGATGTCGCTGTCGATGAACAGGAGATCGGTGCAATCCGACTCCAGCATGTCCTTGACGAGCAGGTTGCGGGCGCGGGAGACCACCGAACAGCCGCAGATGCTGCCGATCTGGATCGTCACCCCGTGCTGCGGCGCGGTCTGCGCGAAGCGCGCCAGCGAAATCGCCAGCTTGAGGGACACCTTGAAGTCATACGCCGGGAGGGCGATGAACAGGCTGCGTCCGGTCAAGGAATACTCTTGCGCCCGCATGAGTCACCCGTAGAAGATAACGGTGGAGGCGGTGTTGGTCACGGTGCCGTAGAGGCCCGTCTGGGCGAGGATGCCCTCACCCGGGAAGATCAGGTAGATGTACCCGCAGTTGGCGGCGGTCGGGGTGGTCATGTTGACCAGCGTCTCGCCGCCGTTGCCGTCGGTGATCACCACCGAGCCTGCGGAGGCCCCACACACGGAGTAGATCGCCTTGATGCGGGACCGCGTCATGTCCGAGTCGTTCTGATCCTTGAACGACCCGGTGCTCGCCAGCGGCTTGGTAGCCTTAATATCGTACTGCATGGTCGGCCCTCCGCAGGCTCAGCTATCAGGAGTTGGCGAACGGAGTAGCGACAGAGCCCGAACCCAGCAGTACGCCCTGAACCATGTACTGGAGCGCCGCGATGGCGGTCACCATGATGTAGGACCCGACGATGCCGCCCGTGGTGGTCCCGTTCAGGTTGATGAAGTCGTTGGCGGCGGCGGGCGCGTATGCCGTAGTCGCCCCTGAGGCGTCAGTAGCCACCATCTCAATGGCGCCCACGAACTTGTCAGTGCCGTCCGTGCCGATCTTCAGCGCGGTAGAGGCCCGAGCGATATAGAAAAGGTAGCAGGTGCCGAGGTTGTTGGTGTTGTTTGGGTCGCTGCCCGGGCCCGCGTACGGGCTGTCCGCCGACGCGATAATGGTCGGCAGTGTGATGGTCATCGCCGCGTCGTCCACGTAGATGATACGCCCGGCGTAGGACGCGACGTCCAGCGTCAGTGCCGTCGAGCCGTTCGCGATGGTTTGGACCGTGCCCGGGCCTTGGTTGATAAAGCCGTTCAGCGAGCGAACGGGGCCTTGAAAGGTCGACATACCCATGATGGGTCTCCGTGTAGTAGCACATCCCCTCGTCGTCTCTACTACGTCTGCTAGGCCAGTCGGCGAGGGTGGTTTGTCCTAGACGCTACGCAACTATACACGAGCTGCGGAAAACAAAAAGGGGGAGAAGCACTAGGCTTCTCCCCCTCCTGTATGCTTCGCTAGGAGCGTGGGCTGTTAGGCCCCCGCGCTGCCGAACATACCCAGCGGATCACTCCAGCCGAAGCTGTAGCGTTCGCGAGCCTTGTAGCGCACGTTGCCGGTGTCGAAGTCGCCGTCCATCGAGTTCGCCAGAGGCGCACGGACGAAGTGCTTCAGGCCGTTCGGCACGTCGGTGGTCAGGAACCACGCGTCGGTGTCGGTCAGGTAGTGGTTGACCGTGTAGCCGCCCGGGATCGAGCCGTTCGACTTGAGCGCGTTGATGTCGTTGTCCGCCGTGCCCACGCGGAGTTCAGTCTCCAGCAGGCGGGTGGCCACGAACATCAGCGAAACCGGGATGACCAGCTTCTTCGGCTTGGCGGCGATCAGCAGTCCGCGTTCATCGGTCCACCCGGCGATCTGGATGACGGCGGCTTCCAGAGAAGTCTCGTTCAGGTCGGCGGCGGTGGACGGGATGTTGGCGTTGACGCCGCCCGAGACCAGCGGGTGCGAAGCGCTGAACAGGGGGACGCCATCACCACCAGCGAAGTTGGAGTTGAAGCCGTTGTTCAGG